GTCGCTGCACTCCGCAGACCCGGGCGAGGGCGGCACGCAAAACACGAACGAGGTGGCCTACACCGGCTACGCTCGCGTAGCGGGCGCGCGCACCTCGGGCGGCTGGACTGTTTCGGGTACTGATCCCACGCAGGTGGTGAACGCTGCGATCATCACGTTCCCAATCTGCGGCGCCACGGGCGCGACCGCTACGCACTGGGCCATCGGTACGTTGGCCTCTGGCGCAGGCGTCATCCTGACATCCGGCCCGGTCGGCCCCGTCACCGGGCCGTATCAGGGCTTTACCTGCACGCTGGCCTCGCCCGGCTCGCTCACCGTTCCGGGCGTGACCTTCGCGGTGGATGATCGCGTTTCGGTTTATCACACCCCGACCGCTGTGCTGCCCACGGGATTCACCGAAGGTACGGTGTACTTTGTCGGCACCGCATCGGCTGGTGTCTGCACGCTCTCGACCACGGCGGCGAACGGCACGCCCGTGAACACATCGAGCACCGGCGCGGGCGTCATCATCAAGCAACAGCCGCTCGTTATCTCGACTAACATCACGCCGTCTTTCGCGGCTGGCGCTCTTAAAATCATGACCGACTGAAGGAACCGCAAACATGTCACTGAACTCATGGGTCGAAACACTCAACGCGCAGCAGATCGACGGCACCGCGCTCACGGCGAGCACTACCGCAACTTCGATCATCGCGCCCCAGTCCCGCTTCACCGTCCCGGCGAACTACTTTTCGTTCATCGGCAAGACGATACGCGTCCACGCCGCAGGCCGCGTTAGCACCGTGGTCACAACGCCCGGTACGCTCTCGCTCGATCTGCGATGGGGCGCGAGCACGTTGCAGTTCACGGGCGGTGCGATGTCGCTGAACATCGTCGCCAAGACCAGCGTGGCGTGGACGTTCGATTGCTACCTCACGGCGCGCAGCATCGGCAACGGCACGCTCGCCACGCTGATCGGTATTGGCGAGTTCAAGTCCGAGGCCGTCATCGGCTCGCCGCTCCCGACGGTGGGTGGCTCCGGTATCCTGCTGCTCCCGACTGCGACCCCTGTGGTGGGCACGGGCTTCGATTCAACCGTGAGTAACGTTATGGACATGTTTGGCACTTGGTCGATTTCCAACGCCAACAGCATCCAGACGCACATCTTCACGTTTGAAGCGATGAACTAAGTCAATGGCCCTTCAAGGGCCGGGCCAACAGCCGGGCGCGCCGTTCTTTCTCCGAACAACGGCGCTTTCGGCTGACCCTAACAATCAGTACCGCACCACCCGGCGCGAGCTGATATTCGATGACGAGTTCCGACGCGCCAACGGCGTACTGGGCGCACCCGATTGGAAGAATTTTAACGGCACGCCGGGCACCAGCCTCAACATTGTCGCGCCCGGCATCCTCACGCCCGGACTGGATCAGGGTTCCAGCACCGACATAGCCGTGGTTCCGGCTGGCGGCACGTACCCCTCAGACCAGTGGGCCGAGATGAAGCTGCTCACCTCCTACGGTGGCGGCACGCTGGATCGCGGGCCGGGGCTGATCTTGCGCGCCAGCGATACGGTCAACAGCTACTACGGGGTGACGTTCCGGGCTGGCAACAGCCTGATGACGTTCGTGCTGCGCTCTGGTGGGCCGATTGTCGAATCGTTCGCCTATCGCACCACCTTCACGGTCGGTGACACGCTGCGCTTTGAGGCTCAGGGCACAACGCTGCGCGTCATACGCAACGGCGCGCTGGTGCTCCAGTGGTCGCAGCTCAGCAATACGCTCACGGACGGCAGGCCGGGCATGGTGTTCCTGTCGCCCAGCTCGACCGGCTCTGCCGCGCCGTTCTTCGGTGCGTTCGCGGCGGGCGGCTTCGCGCCGCTCGGCACCACGGCCACCGTGGGCTTCGCAGAGCGCGACCGATTCGGCCCCGGCAAACAGCCGAGTGCGCGCTTCATGTTCCAGACCTCGGCGCGTGGGATCACCCCACCGCTCGACATTGGGACACCGAAGCCACCGCTGGAGTGGAATTCTGGCCCCGGAACTCAACCGCGTAAACGGCTCATGTTCCAGTCCTCGGCGCGCTCGACCGAGGTGTTCGACCCGTACGCGGGCACGCGCCGCGAGCTGATCGCGGACGACTTCTTTGCGCGCCCGGATGGCGGGCTTGGGCGCATCAGCAATCAGGTAGGAACCGGGGTCGGTCTGAATGGCTCAGGGTGGCTAACCCCTCCCGGCAACAACGACTTCTACGTGGCGGGTAGGAAGGCCCGGCCAAGTAAAACCGGCAATGACAACCGGGCATACTACGGCGCGATAGCGTGGCCCGCAGATCAGTGGTCTGAGGCGCTCATCGAGAGCGCGAACATTGGGTCAAGCGGCAACGCGGGCTTCGGCGTCCACGTCCGAAGCTCTCTCACCGCCACCACGGGCGCTGATCTAATCATTCAGCATGATCTGAGTCTGTGCCGCATCCAGATTGTGGTCGCCAACGTGTTCGTGGCGACTTACAACTTCCGCGCCACGTGGGCGGCTGGCGACTGGGCAAGGCTGGAGGTTCAGGGCCAGCGCTACACGGTCTATCGAAACAACGTGTTCGTGTTCAGGGCCGTCGATAACGCGGCCTTACTGACCGGCGGCGTTCCGGGTATCACCTTCTCGTCTACGCTCTCAAACCCGGTCAAGGCAATCCTTGCGTGGGCGGGCGGCGGCTTTGGCTCCGCGCTGACCACCGCCACCGATGGCATTGACAGCCTCAGTCGCCGGGGGCCGGGCATCCAGCCTTCCGCCCGCTTCATGTTACAGACCTCGCCGCGCGGAATTACGCCCCCGCTCGATATTGGCACGCCGAAGGAACCGCTCGACTGGCGCGCTGGCCCCGGCATCCAGCCGCGCAAGCGGTTCATGTTCAAGACCTCGCCGCGCGATACATCGACGCCGACGGTCACACTCGGCGCGATGGAAGGCGTCAGTCTGGGCGATCTGATCGCCACCATTGGCGACCTGAAAGCCTCCGGCGCGCTCGAGGGCGTGAGCCTTGGCGAGTTGATCTCAACCGTGGGCGGCATGATCGCCACGGGTGCGCTCGCGGGCGTGAGTCTCGGTCAGATCGACAGCACCATCGGCTCGCTGCTGGCCGCTGCCGCCGCCGCGCTCTCGGGCGCGACCTCGACCGGGTTCACGTCGGTCGGTGCCCTGACAGGCGCAGGCGCGCTGGCCGGGGATGCGATCACCACCCTCACGCCGACCGGCTCCCTTGTGGGCGCGGGTGCGCTCGCGGGCACCGCTCTGCCCGCCGCCGAGGCCACGGGCGCGCTCTTGGGCGCGGGGGCCGTCGCTGGTGTGTCCATTGTCGTGCGTACGCCCACAGGCGCTGTGGTGGGCGCAGGCATCGTTTCCGGCGTGGCCGCAACCCATGCGACCGGCCTCGGCTCGCTCGCGGGCGCGGGCGCGGTGGCGGGCGCGAGTCTTGGGCTGATCGACACCACCGTAGGCTCACTGGTGGGCGCTGGTGCGTTGGGCGGCACGTCCATTCCGGGTATCACCGTAACGGGTGCGCTGCTCGCGCTCAGCTCGGGGGCCATCTCGGGCGTGGCCTTCGTCGCCACGACGGGCACGGGCGCGATGGTGGCATCGGGCACGCTGGCCGGTGAGGCCGCTGCCGTCAGCACCGCGCTCGGCTCCATGCTCGGCGCAGGGGCGCTCGGCGGCATATCCCTCACCGACGCCAAGACGGTCGCCGCCCTCGGTGGGACGGGCGCGGTGTCGGGCGTCAGCCTCGGGTTGATCGACACCGCCACCGGTTCCATGCGCGGGGCGGGTGCCCTGTCGGGCGGCTCGTTCTCGCTGTGGCTGCCGACCGGAAGCCTGCTTGGCAGCTCGCCCTCGGCGATCTTTGGTGTTTCGCTGCTCACCTTTCAGACGGTGGGCGCTCTCACGGGTTCGTCGCCCGGCCAGCTATTCGGCACGGCGGCGCTCTCAACCGTGGCGCTCGGCTCGGCGGTGGACGGGATCGCGTTCTCGTATCGAATCGACCCGTGCTACACAATCTCGCTCGCCGCCCGCAAGTTCTCCGTGTCGCTCCCGGTGCGCGCTTTCACGGTGTCGCAGTCGGCTCGCCCCTTCACCGTCACGATCAAGGGCCGCACCTTCACGGTGGCGCTCGACGCTCGCGGCTTCACCGTCAAAGGAACCTGCTAATGACGACATCGGTTCGCTTCAACACCAAGGGCGTCGGCGAGAAGCGGGTTCTTGCGTTCGACTTTTCAGCCGACCTCGCGACCGGCGAAACCCTCACCGGCACAGTGACCAGCGTGACTATCACAGTGGTCGCAGGCACCGACGGGGCTGCGGCTGCGATGCTCGCGGGCGGCAACGGCATCGACGCCAGCGCGACCAAGTACCTCGTGCCCATCACGGGCGGGATCGACGGGTGCGACTACGACGTGGTGGTGTTGGGTGCGCGCACTACGACGGCGACGAAATGGCTCGACCTCGGCGGCATCCTGCCGGTGCGCGCTCAATAAACTCACGGAGATTTTGCAATGAAACTGTACGCCAGCATCGAAAAGGTCACGCCGCAAGACGACGGCACCATCAAGGTCTACGGCTACGCATCGAGCGGCGCTGTGGACGCCGACGGCGAGACCATCACCCCCGCCGCGATGAGGGCCGCGATCCCCGACTACATGAAATTCGGCGCGGTGCGCGAGATGCACCAGAAATCCGCTGCGGGCACCGCCATTGAAGTTCGCGTCGAGGACGACGGGCGCACGTTCTTCGGTGCGCATGTGGTTGATCCCATCGCCGTAAAGAAAGTCACGACCAGCGTGTACAAGGGTTTCAGTATCGGCGGCAACATCACCGCCCGCGACAAGGACGACGCCACCAAGATCACCGGCATCCGGCTCATTGAAGTCTCGCTGGTTGATCGCCCGGCAAACCCCGAAGCGGTGTTCACCATGTACAAGTCCGAGGACATCGCCCCCACCGACGCCGAGGCTATCGAAGCCATCGCAACGATGATGAACGAGAAAGCGATCTCCCCGGTGGCGCTGCTCAAAGCCGCGCAGGCCGCCATCGCCCCGCCTCTCGAGCCGGTAAAAGCCGGTGCGCTCAAAAAGGGCATGGACGGGTTGCAGATGTTTGCCACGGTGCTGAGCGCCGTGGCCTGCATGGCGAATGACGCCGCCAGCGAAGCCACGTGGGAGGCCGACGGCTCGCCCCTGCCCGCGCAGCTCAAAGCGTGGCTGACCACGGGCGTGCAGATTTTCGAGACAATGGCGACCGAGGAAACCTCAGAGCTGATCGCCAGCCTCATGCCCGCCCCGGCTTCGACCGAAAGCGCCGGAAGCCAGAACGATCTGACGGGCCGCGCGGGTGACATCATCCCCATCGCCGCCGCCGCCACCGCCGAGGTGGAGAAAACCGAATCGCTTGCGACCGATCCGCCCCCGGCAGACCCCCTCTCGGCGACGGAGGCGGCTTTAGCCCCGCCCGCGAGCGACCCCGCCATACCCGTCGTGGAAAAGATTGAAGCCGCCCCTGCCGACGCCTCCGTGGCTCTCGTGAAGGCAGAGCTGGCGAAGCGCGACGAAACCATCGAAAAACTGCTCGGTCGCGTCGAATCGCTCGCCGCCGAGATCACAAAGCTCAACCAACAGCCCCTTCCCGGCAAGGCGTTGCTCCGAAGCATCGCCAAGGGCGAGGACATCTCCCACTCTGACCCGGCACTGGAGCCGGAACCTGTGCGCAAGACCGACGGCACGCCGGATGAAGCGGCCACCCTCATCAAGTCCATCCACGCGCGCGGCGGAATGACGCTGCGCTTTTGAACCAACTTCACCACCAACGCCACCCCGCCCCACGGCGGCGCATCCACCTCACTGATTCTGTAACGCCAATCTTTTTGGAGATTCAACCATGAACGTCAACGAAACTCTCGCGCTGCTCAAAGAAGCGCAGAAAACCGGCAGCGCCGAGATTCTTGCCAAGAATTTCGTGCAGCCGTCCACCTCGACCACGGGCCTTCAAGCCTACGACCTTGAAGCCCCAAGCAAGAAGCTGTACCCGGTGCTCACGCCCCTGCGGAACATGATCCCGCGTGTCGGCGGTGGCTTCGCCATTCAGGCCAACTGGAAGGCGATCACCGGCATCAACTCCACCGCCATGCGCGCTGGTGTCGCGGAAGGTAAGCGCGGCGGTGCGGTCACGCACACGCTGACGGAGTACCTCGCGGCGTATCGGGGCATCGGTCTGGAAAAGTCCGTCACGTTTGAGGCCGACTACGCCTCACGCGGTTTCGAGGACTTGAAAGCCGCTGCCGTCCTCCAGTCGCTACAGGCCACGATGATCGCCGAAGAAATCATCATTCTCGGCGGCAACACCAGCACGGCGCTCGGCACCACCGGCACCCCGACGCTGACGCAGGGCGGCGCGGGCACGCTCGGCAACGCGACCTACTCGGTCATCTGCGTCGCGCTCGGCGTGCAGGCGTATTGGGATCTGGCGGGCCTCAACAACGGCAACGTCAACCAGAGCTTGGCTCTGGCGACGGCGACCGTCCCGGCACAGGTGGTTCGCACCAACGCGGACGGCACCACGGACACCTTCGGCGGTGGCAGCGCGCAGAAATCTGCGGCGGCTTCGCTGGCGGTCACGGGCGGCCAGAACCTGTTCGCCACGGTCACGCCCATCAAGGGCGCATACGCCTACGCATGGTTCTGCGGCGCGGCGGCGGCGGAGCGTCTGGAGAAGGTCACGACGATCAACTCCGTGACGTTCAGCACCGCTCTGGTCGGCACGGGCCAGTTGGCATCGGCGCTCACGGCGGTGGACAGCTCGACCTCGGCGCTGGAGTACGACGGCCTGCTGACGCTGGCGAACAAGTCAGGCAGCGGTGCCTATTACAACGCGCTGGCGACGGGTACGCCGGGCACCGGCACCACACTGACGGGCGCTGGCGGTCGTATCGTCGAAATCGACGCTGCGCTCGCAAGTTTCTACCAGCAGTACCGGCTGCAGCCGACCCACATCTTCGTGAACTTCGTGCAGTTCCAGAAGATCACGAACGTGATTCTCGGTCAGGCCAACCCTGCCGTGTACTTCACGGCTGACGTGAACAGCCCGTCGAACTTCGTCGCGGGTCGTAACGTGGGTAGCTACCTGTCGCCCATAGACGGAACCGTTATCAACATCGTGGTTCATCCGAACATGGTGCCGGGAACGATTTTCTTCTACACGGCGGCGGTTCCCGCCTACGTGGACGGAGTGAGCGACATCGCCCGCATCCGCACCCGTCAGGAGTACTACCAGATCGAGTGGCCGCTTCGCACCCGAAAGTACGAGTACGCCGTGTATGCGGACGAGGTGCTCCAGCACTTCCTGCCGCCATCAATGGGTGTGCTCACCAACGTGGCGTAAGGCTGATGGCAACGCGCCCGGCCCTCGAAAGGGGGCCGGGCTTTTGGAGTTCTCAATGCTGAATAAATGCACGGTGTCCACGTGGCTGATCTAACCACGGTGGCGAATCTGCGCTCGTGGCTCAACATCACGGGCACCGCCGACGACGCGCTACTGACCCGGCTGGTAGCAGCCGCATCGGTGTACGTGCAGACCTACATCAGTCGCCAGCTTCTCACCGCCGCGTACACCGAAACGCTCGACGGCAATGGTGGCGACCGCCAGATTCTCAGACAGTACCCGCTCACCGCCGTTTCGGCAGTGACCATCAGCGGGCAAGTCATCCCAGTTTCTACCGCGTGGAACATCAGCGGCTTCCAGTTCGATGACATCGGCGTGACCCTGCTCGGGTACACGTTCTCTCGAGCGCGCCGCAATGTGACCATTACTTACACCGCAGGGTACACGGCTCCGCCGCTCGACGTTGAACAAGCGGTGCTCGACATGTGCTCGCTTCGATACCGCGAACGCGACCGCATCGGCTACGTGTCCAAGTCCCTCGCCGGGGAAACGGTCACGTTCATGGTCAAAGACATGAGTGATTCGGTGCGCACGATCCTCAACAACTACCGGCGCGTGTTCCCCGAATGAGCGACACCCTGATAAGCGGCGTCATCGTCGGCGGCCCCGAGGCGGCGAACAAGTTTCGCGCCAGCGGGCTTTTGCTGATCGAAGCACTGCGCAAGGGCATCGGGCGCGCGTGCCTGCTGGTGGTGGCGCGCACGAAGGAAAAGCTCAGCGACCAAGTGCTCCATGTGCGCACCGGGCGGCTTCGCCGCTCCATCCACGCTGACCCTATCGAGGTTGTGGGCGACATGGTGACGGGCCGCGTCGGCACCAACGTCGAGTACGCGGGCATCCACGAATTCGGCTTCAAAGGCCCCGTGAGCGTGCGCGAACATCTGAGCACATCGGTGCTCGGCAACAAGTTCACGGTGCGCTCCCACACCCGCGAGATCAACATGCCAGAGCGCAGCTTCCTTCGCTCATCGCTCACGGAGCTACAGGGCGAAATCAGGGCCGAAGTCGAACGGGCCGTCGATGGCTACATCATGGGGGCGCGATGACACGAGAGCCGATCTACGCCGCGCTGTACGCGAAGCTCAGCGCCGCCGCTGGATTCGTCACCACGTCGCGCAAACTCAAGCACTGGTCGGACACGCCGCCCGCCGACCAGCCCGCGCTGTTTCTCTCGCAGCGCCACGAGACCACCGTTCCCATGCCGCCGGGTATGCCCTATCGGTACGTGTTCCACGTGGACGTGTACCTGTACGCCTACACGGGGGCCAGCCCGGACGTTGCCCCGGCCACCATTCTCAACCCGTTGCACGACGCGGTTCATGCCGCGCTCGCACCCAACGCTGTCACAGGCAAACAGAATCTCGGCGGACTCGTCGAGCACTGCTGGATCGAAGGCGACACCGCAACCGACGAGGGAACCTTGGGCAGCCAAGGCGTTTTCATCATTCCAATTTCAATCTTAGTTGTAGCTTAAAACACCGAGGACACGATCATGGCTCAATACACTTTCGGCGTCGGCAACATGTACGTGACTCAGCTCACGGACGCATCGGGCGCGGCAATCGTCAACCCGACTCCCTACCCGCTGATGGTGCTACAGGAAGGCAGCATCGACATCAGCGCAGACGTGAAGCAGCTCTACGGCCAAAACCAGTTTGCCGTAGCTGTGGGCCGTGGCAAGGCCAAGATCGACGTGAAGGTAAAGCCCGCGCGTATCTTCGCGGGCCTGTGGAACGCGATCTTCTTCGGTCAGGGCAACACCGCTGGCCTGATCGCGAACTTCACCGACACCAGCGCGGGCACGGCGATCCCGACCACCCCGTTCCAGATCACCATTGCGCCGCCGAGCTCTGGTGTGTTTGCGGCGGACTTGGGCGTGTTCAACGTCAACACGGGCCTGCCAATGATTCGCGGCGCGACCGCCACGGCGACGGGTATCTACGCGGTGAACACGGGTACGGGTGTGTACACCTTCAACACGGCTGACGTGGCGGTGCCGGTGCAGATCAACTACCAGTACACCACCGCGACCGCAGCGACCGGCACAAAGCAGTCGGTGCTCAACGTGGCGATGGGTTACGCGCCGTTCTTCAAAGCCGACCTGACCGTGGTGTACGCGGGCAAGATCGTGACGTTCTCCATGCCGCGATGCGTCACATCGAAATTCAACTACGGCTTGAAGAACGAGGACTTCGCCATACCGGAGTTCGACTTCTCGGCGATGGATGACGGCACCGGCTTGGTGCTCAAGTTCAGCACCTCGGAAGCGTAAGCATGAACGACGTGCCATTTGAGGGGGTGGCCGTTCAGATGGCCGGGCGCGAGTGGATCGTGCCCGGCTTTTCTTTCGGCTTTATTCGACGCAACTCGGCGCTGCTGGCGTCGCTCGCGAATCTTGACTTGACCAACGAGGACGAAGTGGGCGAAGTGGTCGGGAAAATGTGCGACATCGCCTTCGCGGCGTTGAAGCGCAACTACCCGGAGCTGACGCTTGAACAGGTCGAGGACATGCTCGACAAGCGCACGGGGGATCGGTTCTTCGCGGCGCTCAAGGAAGCGTCGGGGCTGACCGCCACGGGGGGAGTGACGCCAGCGCCGAGCTGATCGACTGGGATCAGATTTACATTCACTTGCTGGCCTGCTTCCCCGGCTGGACTTGGGAGTACGTTGACCAGCACATGACTATTCCCCGGTTGCTGGCGATTTACGAGTATCAAAAAACTTCACCACCATTGCATCTGATGGTGGCTTCTTATTTCGGCCTTGGTAAGAAGGCGGGCGACAGCTCCATCGGCGGCGCGCGCGGCGACACAGATGGTTCGCTTCTCGATATGATCCCGCGCGACCCTGTGCCTTGGGCACCTGTTGGCTCGGTAAGGAAAAACAGCGATGGCTGAGAACGTCAATGTAAACATCACCGGCAACGCGGCGGGCGCGGTCGCGGCCATGAAGCAGGCCAGCGCCGCAGTCTCGACCGGCGTTTCGGAAATGAAATCCGCAGTGGCCTCGCTCAACGAGGCTTTCGCCACGTTCGCCGCGCTCGGCATTGCCACCATCATCGGTCACGAGCTGAAAGACGCGATCATGGACACCGCCAAGGAGGCGGCGAACTTCACCCGCGAAAACGTCGATATGGCGCGCAAGCTCGGCATCAGCGCCGACGAGGCCGTGGGGCTGACGCTCGCGCTTGAGGAAGTCGGCGCATCTGGCGAGACCTTCACGGGCGCGGCGATGAAGATGGATCGCCAGCTCAAATCCAACGAAGGCACCATGAACCAGTGGGGGCTGGTCACGCGCGATGCGAACGGGCATCTGAAAAACCAGAAGGAACTGGTGCTCGACGCGATCAAAGTCGTCAACAGCTACAAGGACGGCATCGACCGCAATCAGGCCGCGCAGACTTTCTTCGGTCGCGGTGCGGCCAGCACCACGGCGATGCTCAAGCTCACCGAACAGAACATGGAAAGCGGACGCCAGACTGCTGACGCCTTCGGGTTGACGGTGGGCACCGACAACGTGCAAGCCATGATGCGCTGGAAAAAGGCCAGCGCCGAGCTGGACGCGGCGGTGCTTGGCGTCAAGGTGAAAATCGGCAACGAAATGTTGCCCGTTGCCACCGATTTGTCCACGTGGCTTGCCGAGGTAGCTCCCGGCGCAATCCGCATTACGGTCATCTCGCTCAATGCACTGGCAACCGTTGGGCACGCGGTCGCGGGCGTATTGCGCGTGATTATCGACGTGGGCAGAGTTTTTGCCGGTTCGCTGGTCGATTTGTTTATCGGCGTGGTGCGCACGCTTGGCGCGTTACTGGATGGAATTTCAAACGCCATAGACCTTGCGATGCACCGCGACTTTAAAGGCGCGTGGCAGGCGCTAAAAGACGGCGCGAGCACCGCCGCCGATAACGCGACGGTGGCGTGGGACGCCTTCGGCCAGAACTACACTGACATGCTTGCGAACATCAAGGCGGACACGGAAAACGCCGCGTCGTTGATTGCGGACAACTGGGCGGAAAAGCCGAACGACCCCGTGATGCCGACCAAGGACAACAAGCGCAACGCCCCAACCGTGGTGAGTGCTGGCGACCAATTCGCGGAAATGAAACTCGCGCTCCAGAACATGAAGCTGGCCGGGGATTACTACCGCCGTACGGACTTGCAGGCTGATCTGGATTATTGGAGCGCAAAGCTCAAAGTCCAAGAGAAGAAAACCCTCGAGGGTGCGGCAATCGCCCGCTCGATCAGTGGCGAGATCATGGCGCTGCGCGAGAAGATGGCCGCGCAAGATCACCAGCTCGACGAGGAAGAGGTGGCCTCGACGCAGGCGGTGGCGAGCGCCAAGCTGGACATCGAAGAACAGGCCATGAACGCCGAAATCGCGCGCGGGCTGACGACCGACCGCCAAGAAATCGCCATGCGCACGGCGATGGAGGCCAAGCGGTTCGCGCTTGAAAAAGCCGGACTCGCAAAGCGTCTTGCGCTCGCGGGGGGTGACAAGGTGGCGCGCCAGAAACTGATGGACGAGTTGGAGCTTTCGGAAAAAAAGCACGCGCTCGCCACGGCCAAAATTAACGAGCAGATCACCGCCAAGCGCGACCAGATGTTCCAGTCCATGCGCACCGGCTTCACGTCAGTGCTCAGTGAGTTTTTCAAGGGCGCTAAATCCATCGGTGACACGATCCGGGGCCTGATGGGGGCGGTGCTCGACTCGGTGACAAACATGCTGGCCGACATGCTCGCGCAGCAGATCGCCGTGGTCGCCAAGTCGCTGCTGCTGCACAAGGCGGCGGCGCTCAAACAGATCGGCCACGACGCCGCCAAGGCTGGCTCCGGGGCATATCAGGCGGTGGTGGGCTATCCATACGTGGGGCCGATTCTCGCGCCTGCGGCGGCGGCTGCGGCGTTTGCAGCGACGCTGGCCTTTGGCAGTGGGATGAGCGCGGCGGGTGGGTACGACGTGCCAGCGGGTGTGAACCCCATGACCCAACTGCACCAGAAGGAAATGGTGCTGCCCGAAAAGTATGCCGACGTGATCCGTGGCATGGAGGGCGGCTCGCGCGGGGCCGCGACGGTGGTGCATCTTCCGGCGATGAGTATGGGCGATGCGTTCATGGTGAACCGTGACGCGCTCAAGAAGGCGATCACCGCTATCGCTCGCGACGGTGGTGTGCGCTTCGCATGAGTCAGGCCGTTTTCCCATCGCTGGCCGGGCTGTCGTGGGACATCACGCGCGCGTCGGTATTCAAGAACCGCCGCGCCAAGAATCTCGCGGGGCGGGAGCTTGGCTTTCTCTACGCCAAGTACCCGCTTTATCGCTTCAATCTCAGCTACGAAGTGCTCCGCGACATCGCCGCCACCCCGGACTACGACACGCTGCTCGGCTTCGTTCAGGCGCGCGCGCTCGGTGGTGATTCGTTCTTGTTCACCGATTGGGCGGATAACGCCGTCACTGACATGCAGTTCGGCACAGGCGACGGCACCACGACCCAGTTCCAGCTCACGCGCGCCTTTGCGGCGGGCGGTTTTTCGTTCGCCGAGCCGGTGCAGAACGTCAACACCCTCACCAACATCAAGAAGGCCACCGTCACGCAGACGAACCCGGCCAACTACACCATCGACGCGAACGGGCTGGTGACGTTCGTGAGTGCGCCTGCCGGGGCTGCGGCGCTGACGTGGACGGGCACGTTCTACTACCGTTGCCGCATCGACGCGAGCGAGATCAAGACCAAGGCTCTGAACGCGGTGCACTGGGAACTGTCGCAGCTCGCGATGATCGGCGCGCCGGGGAACCGGGTATGAGTCAGTCGATCTTCCCGGCGCTCGCGGGCCTTGCGTGGAACCTTGAGCGGGTGCCCATGCTGGAAACGGTGAGACAAAAATCCATCAGCGGTCGCGAGATCGCCGTGCGCTATCAGGCCTACCCGCTGTACCGCTTCGTGCTGAACTACGAGTTTTTGAGAGATACGGTAGCCCACCCCGACTACGACACGCTGCAAGCCTTCATCCTTCAAATACAGGGCAGCTACGACACGTTTCTGTTCACCGACTGGGCGGACAACAGCGTGACCGATTCCAACTTCGGCACTGGGAACGCCGTCAAGACCCAGTTCCAGCTCATGCGCACCTTTGGCGCGGGCGGCTTCACGGTGAGCGAACCCGTGCAGAATGTGAACGCCATCACCAACCTCAAAGTGAATGGCGTCGCTCAGACGAACCCCGCCAACTACACCATTGACGCCAACGGCCTCGTGACCTTTGTGGCGGCTCCCGGCAACGGGCTGGCGATCACGTGGACAGGGACGTTTTACTATCGGTGCAGGCTCGAGCAGGACGACACCGAAATAAACAACAACGCGCTTGGCTTTTGGGATTTGTCCACCCTCAGTTTTGTGGGCGCGCCGGGGAACCGAATATGAGAGCCGCCAGCGCAGGGCTAATCACGGCGCTCAACGGCGGGCAGACTTTTCTGATCGCTGACCTCTACACATTCACGCTCGCCAACACCGTCGTGGCCCGCTACGCCGTGGCAGACGGCGACATCGTGTACGGCGGCAACACTTTTAGCGGCACGACCATCAGCATCTCGCGCAGCAAGATCAAGACCATCATCGGCGTGCAGGTCGATACGCTCGACGTGACTATCGACGCGCGCGCCGAGCACTTGCTGAACGGCACCGCGTTTCTGCTCGCCTGTCGGCAGGGCGCGCTCGACGGCGCACACCTGAAACTGGAGCGGGTGTTCATGCCAACGCTCGGCGACACGACCACGCTCGGCACGATACTGCTGTTTACGGGTCGCATAGCAACGCTTGAGATCGGACGCACGCAGGTGCGCATGTCGGTGAACTCTGACCTTGAGCTGCTAAACGTGAAGCTCCCGCGTAACCTCTTTCAGCCCGGCTGCATCAATACCCTGTTCGATGGCGGCTGCACGCTGGTGCAGGCGACTTACGGCACCAATAGCACCGTGCTCACTGGGAGCGATGCGGACACGATTCTCTGCGGGCTGGCGCAGGCCATCGACTACTTCACGCACGGCACGATCAAGTTCACCAGCGGTGCGCTCAATGGCGTCACGGCAACGATAAAGTCCTACACCGTCGGCAATATACAACTGCTCTTGCCGCTGGTCGCCACGCCCGCCATCGGTGACGCCTTTACCGCTTACGCCGGATGCGACAAACAGAAGGCGACGTGCAGCACGAAGTTCGCCAACCTGCTGCACTTCCGTGGCTCGCCGTACATCCCGACCCCTGAGAACATCCTGTGAATCAGCGCCAGCTCATCGTGGACGAGGCGCTCACATGGATCGGTACGCCGTGGCATCACGAGGCGTGCGTCAAGGGGCACGGCGTAGATTGCGCGAACTTTCTCGCTGGCGTGTACGTGAACGTCGGGCTGATCGAACCCTTTGTCATTGAGCGTTACCCGCCCGACTGGCATCTGCACAGCGACGACCCGCGCTTTCTCAAGGTGGTCGAAACGTATTGCCGCAAGGTCGATGCGCCGAAGATGGGTGACATCGTGATGTTCAAGATCGCCCGCGCCGCCGCGCACGGCGCAATCCTCATCGACCCGGCGCGCATGGTCATCGCGCACGCATGGAAGGAGGAAGGCAAGGTGACGCTCACCGACTTGCCCGGCTCGCCGTGGGAGCCTCGCGTGTGCGGGTACTACCGCTGGACGGGCTTCCTATGAGCGCGTTACTCGCCCCCGGTGGCAAGGTTTCAAAGTCGGCACCGGCCATTGCCTCGCTGCAAGTGCAGACAAGCTGTTGGGGCCGCGCCATTCCGCTGATCTACGGACAGACGCGGGCCGCGCCGAACATGATCTGGTATGGCGACTTCACCAGCATCGCGCACACCACCAGCAGCGGCGGCAAGGGCGGCGGCGGTCAATCGAGCACCACGTACACGTACAAGGCCGCTGTGATTCTCGCCATCGCGCAGGGGCCAATCACCAGCGTTGTGAGCGCGTGGGCGCAAAAGAAACTGGCCTCACTGGCATCGCTGAACATGACCGCCGCGCTCGGCGCTGCCGGGCAGGCTGCGCCCGCGTTTATGACCAGCAGCCACCCATCCGAGGCGCTCGGTTACTCGTTGCTGGCCTACGTTTCGACGCCCGCGTACGACCTTGGCGACAGCGCGAGCCTACCGCAGCACACGTTCGAAATTCAGGGCTTGCTCTACAACAGCACCGGGGTAAGCGGCATCGCTGACGCCGCCGTGGATCAGGTGGTGAGTGACCTGCTTCTGGATGCGCGGCGCGGCGCTGGCTTCACCGCAGGGTTGATCGGCTCACTCACGCAGATGGGGCTGTACTGTCGGACGCACGGCATCTGGATAAGCCCGGCGTACATAGAACAGGCCAGCGCCAGCGACATGATCGACAAACTGCTCCAGATCGCCAACACCGCTGCGGTGTTCAGCGACGGGCAGTTGAAGTTCATCCCCTACGGCGATTCGGCGCTCACCGCGAACGGCGCGACCTTTACGCCTGTGACCACGCTCCAGTACACGCTCAACGACGACGACTTCATCGGCGATGGAAGCAGTGACCCGGTGACGATCACGCGCAGCTCGCCCGCTGATTCCTACAATCATGTGCAGGTGCAATTCAAGGATCGCACGAAGCAGTACAACAACAACATCGCCGAAGCGAAGGCCGACGCCGAGATCGCGCTTTACGGCTTGCGGCCCGCGCCGTCAGTGACATTTGACGAAATCTGTGATGCGACGACGGCGCGCATGGTCGCGCAGCTTATTTTGCAGCGGCATCTTGCCTACCGGAACAAGTATCGCTTCACGCTCGGCATCACGTACTGCCGACTGGAGCCAATGGATTTGGTGGCGATCAATGAACAGACGGGCACGCGCCCGACCACGTTCACGGTTCGCATCCTCTCGGTCGAAGAAAACGACGACAACACGTACACGTTTGAGGCCGAAGATTACTTCGGCGCGGTCGGCACCGCTCCGGTCTACACCTACGAGGTTGGCGGCGGCTACACGGTGGACTACAACGCCGCGCCGGGCAGCGTCAGTGTGCCATTCATCTTCGACGCGCCGGGCCGTCTGACCGCGCTCGGCTATGAGCTGTGGATGGCGGTTGCGGGCATCAACCCTTTGTGGGGTGGCGCGACGGTGTGGGCCTCGACGGATGGCACCACGTACAAGGTTGTGGGCACTGTGGACGGGCCTGCGCGATACGGCACGATCACCGGCACGGTCACAGCGGGTGCTGACCCGGACACCACCACGTCGTTTCTCGTTGATCTCTCGCCGAGCCTTGGCACGCTCACCAGCGGCACGACCACTGACGCTGACCAATACAACACGCTTTGCCTGCTGGAAGGTGAGCTGATCTCATTCAAGACGGCGACCTTCACGACGACATACCACTACACGCTCAGCGCCTACACGCGGCGCGGCGTGTACGGCACCACGCGGGCGGCGCACACCGCTGGCGCGAAGTTCGCCCGGCTCGACAGCGCCATATTCAAGATGCCCTACGATCCGGTGCTGGTCGGCTCGACCATGTACCTGAAATTCACCAGCGTGAACGCTTACGGTGGCGGTGAGGAAGCCCTCGGCTCGGTGGCGGCGTACACCTACGCGATTGCCGGGCCAATCGGCGCGCCCTCTGACGTGACGGGGGTACTCATCACCGTCGTGAGCGATGGCCTACTGGTGACGTGGAACGCCGTGCCGCAACAGAACCTCATGCACTACGAGCTGCGCTCCGGTGCATCGTGGGCGGCGGGCGTGTACATCGGCAAGACTCTGACCACCACGTTCAAGATGTTGCCCGGCGCTGCGGGCACGACGACCGTGTGGGTAAAGGCGCTCGACCGGCAAGGCCGCTACTCGATCAACGAGGGTGGCGACGGCCAAAGCATCACCGCGCCGAGCGCGCCCACCGTCACCGCGCAGGTGGTGGACAACAACGTGTTTCTGTCGTGGACGGAGGCGGCATCGACGCAGCAGATTCTGACCTACGAAGTCCGCAAGGGCGCGGTCTACTCCAGCGCGGCGATCATCGGGTCAAAGGCCGGGCTGTTCACGTCGGTGTTTGAGCTGGTCGCGGGCACGTACACGTACTGGGTGACGGGCATCGACGTGGGCGGCAACTACGGGACGCCCGCGAGCTTTACCGCATCGGTGAACGGCCCGCCCGACTACATTCTCAAGTCGCTGTTCAATTCGACGTTCACCGGGACGTTCTCAAATTCCAAGGTCTACAACGGCGTCGTGACGATGCCGATAGACATTGCGACCCAGTACCAAACTCACTTCACCACCCCGGCGTGGGCCGGGCCGAGCGCGCAGGTTGCGGCCTCGTTCCCCATCTTCATCGAAAAGGCGCTCTCGACCGGGTACTACGAGGAAGTGTTCGACTGCGGAAGCAGCACCGCAGCCGCGCAGATCACTGTCGTGAACAACCCGACCAGCATCGGCTCGCCGGGCATCACATGCCAGATCAGCACCAGCCCGGACAATTCGATTTACACCGCGCTCGCTGCGGGCTTCAACGGCTTTGGCAGTTCTTTCCGCTACGTGAAGGTTCGCATCACCGCCACCAGCAGCGCGGGCGCTGATCTGTACAGTTTCAGCTCATTGAGCGTGCGCGTGGAAGCGAAACTCAAGAGCGACGCGGGCACGGTGTCGGCGGTCTCTACGGACACGGGCGGCACGACGACCACATTCAACATCGCTTTCCAGAGCGTCGTGTCGATCACAGCCAACCCACAGAGCACGGGCCTTGCTATCGTCACAACCGACTTCGCGGGCGGGTTGAACCCGACCACATTCAAGACTCTGGTGTTCGACGCTGCGGGTGTGCGGCTCTCGAAAACCGTCAACTGGCAGGCACGAGGATACTGATATGGCTGACCACAATAAACCGGCGCTGACTGACACGTACGCCAACTTTCTGACGTTCCTCAACGACCGCATCGTTGACGTGTTTCTCGGCGCTGACCCGGCCACGCAGACCGTGACCAACCCACCCACCAACGCGATCAGATGGAACGGTGCCAGTGCCAAGTGGCAGAAATGGAACGCGACCAGTTGGGTAGACCTCAACGCCAACTACGCCATCAACATCAGTGGGCTTGCGGCGACGGCCACGACGGCTGCGGCCTGTCCGTGGTCGGGGATCACCAGCAAGCCGACGACGCTGGCCGGATTCGGCATCACAGACGGCATTACCGCCGCTACGGCGGCAGCGACCTACGCCCCGCTGGTATCGCCAGCCCTCACCGGGACGCCTACCACTGGCGGGCTTGAGGTCGGTTTCAGGGTCATCCCGTCGATTGGCAACACAGCCACGGCTGCGGCGGCGGCTCGCGGCAAGGTGTACCTGAACACGGCGGGCCTCACGATCAACACGGCGACCTTCGCCGCTGACGACGTGATAAGCGTCTACAACAACAGCGCAGCGGGCATAACCATCACGCAGGGCGCGGGCTTTACGCTTCGCCAAGTCGGCACCGCGAACACCGGAAACCGCACGCTCGCGCAGCGCGGCTACGCCACGGTATTTTTCCTGAGTTCAACCGAGGCCGTCATCAGCGGCGGTGGCCTGACCTGATGAGCGCGCAGCGCAAGCCGTCCGTTGAGCCGCGCTACCGGCGTCGAGTGCAGCGACGGCCCACTATCGTTTGGCTCGACGGCCAGCGGCTCTATGGTCGGCGCCGTTACGAGGCGATCAGGAACTCAGGCGTAGAGCTTGCGCTGATGGGCGGCGCGGCGCCGTTCATTCCCGTCATCAACATCTACACGACCGGAACGGGCGCAACCGAAACGGTGCCGACTGGCGCAACGCAGGTTGTTATTGAGTGCTTTGGCGCGGCGGGCGGCGGCGGTTCTGGCGGCGCGAGCGCCTGCACGGGCCTCGACGGCGCTGGCGGCGGCTCTGGCGGCTACA